CAATATCAAACTCTTCTGAAAAAACGGTCACATGTCCATCATCAGACAGCTCAAACGTAACATTAAGCTCATCAGCAAGTAGAATTCCAAGTCTTAAAATTTCTGGAGAATTTGTAGTAAGATCTATATCCGTAGTTTTAACATTCGGTATGTCCATATAAATATCTCTAGGTAAGCCGCCAACAATATAGGGCTTATCAATTAAATATTTATCAGCTAAATCCTGAATTATTTTAAGAGTTTCTTTTAAGCCCATTTACTTTCTCTATTCTATAAGCTCTTCTGGGCCAGGAGTAGGTTCTGGCACAGGCTGTTCTGGAGTAATCTCTGGTTCGATAGCTTCCTCAGGAGGAGCCTCAAGGCCCTCTTGAATTTTGGCAGTGCCTCGTTCCGGTTCTTCGGCCTCAGGCTCCAAGGTTTTATTAACCTCTTTAATGGTTCTACCAGTAAGGTCTTTTGTTTTTGCATCAGATATTTCAACTAAGCTTTTCCCGCTAGAAAGCATGCCTAACATTTTAGTAACCCTAGTTAAAGCATAGGAGTATCCATCAATTAGTTTGCTCTGAGCTTCTGCTAGCTCTGGGAACATAGGAGCTATACCGATCTTATCTAGCATAATATCGAATTCCGCCAAGAGTCTAATAGTTCGTCTATCAGATAGTCTTCCGGCTATTTCTTCTAGTTTGCGGACAGCATCATCTAAGCTAATTTCTCCAGCTAAAGCCTCATATTCTCCCATTCTAGCTCCGGACCCTGTGTTTAGAGCCCTCTCTAAAGCACCCTCTTGGTTACCGGGTTCACTTAATTCTCCAGCCTCACCCTCCATAGGCTCAATGGGTGCTTCACCAGGTAGCGTATCCGCTGGCTCAGGCACGTCCTCTCTATTTTCTAGCTCAGGAGAAAAATCTTCTGGAACCATCTCTTCTGCGTCTGGAGTAACCTCTTGTGAATATTTTCTTAAAACATTAAAGCCCTCAGAAAATCCCTTTTTCTTAAATTTATCTGCGTATTTATATGCTAAATCAGATGCGGTTACTTCATGCCTTAGGCTTCTTACCTCCTGATCAAAGCTATGCAAAAGGTCTGCCAACTCTCTATGCATATCTGTATCGATAAAATCATCACTTTGTCTCAGAAGTTTATCTATCCTTCTAATGGCAGCATAAAGTTTATTTTTCCACTCAGAGTATTCCATCTTCTTTTTAGAAGTTTCTTTAAGCTTATCAAAAGCGGGCTCCTTCAGCGGGATGCCATTTTCCGGAGGATAAAAGCCTGGGGCAGACAAAGGGAATTGAAACGCTTCTTTTTTAATAGTGCCATCTTCTTCGCTGTATTTGAGGTGTTCTCCATCCTGATAGTACTTAAGCCATGTTTTAAAGTTTTGGTCCTCATTACTTTTGACATCTAAATGATCTGCATAATAATCAATAGCACTTTGAAGATCCATATCTCCACTATATACAGCATCATAAATTTTATGAACTAATCCGGCCCACTTTTCTATATCATATTCTTCTGGAGTCTCGTCTAGATTAAACATAAGAGGATATGCAACCTTCTTAATAACATCACTTTTTGATGCAGATTTAAAGACTAAATAAAAATAATCATTAGAATTTTTTAATGGAATATCTAATCTAGAATCAAAAGCCTCTTTAATTAAGTCTTCATTTACTTCTTTAAATGCTGATTCTACAATGTTGTGAATATTAATTAAATGCACATAATCATCAGAAGATTGCACCTCAACATCTGGATATAAAATCATTACTTTTTTAAGATCTTTATTAAAGCTCATTTTGTTTTTCCACCTTATTCAGAGAAATTATGTCGCTCTCAAGCTTTCTTAGTTGCTTTAGCCACAAAACCTTATCTATATTTTCTTTATTATTAACAACCTCTTCAACATAATTTAGATATATTAACAAGTGTTCGTTTGGAACTTCTTTATTCGCATAAATATTTCCCAAACTATTTTTAATCCAGATCCTAAAAGAGTTTACGGATCTAATATCTGATAATTCTAATTTTTGAAATCTATTGTTCTGCATCAATTACATCCACTACGTTATATGTATTGTATTTTGGAGAACCATAATTGGTATCTAAAAGTCTAGAGTTTACTTTTTCTACAAAAATGGTTGTAAGAGAGGGGTCCAAATCTTGTAAGACTTCAAATACAATATTCTTAAGAACGGTAATTTGCTCATTGACAACGTTAACATTAATATTGTGCTCAATTTTCTTATCGGCTACCCCATCCACATATTTTTTCCAATCCTGGACAAGCCCTCTTTGGGCATTGAGCAGCTCGATAAATAGTTTATCTTCTTTAATGCCGCCATTACTTTGCAACATATTAAAATAAAATTCTATTCTTGAACTAACTAAAGTCATCATCTCTAAGATTTTTCTATCGGCATCCAACTTATTATCAACTATCTCATTTAGCTTCTCCTGATAGGCAGAAGATGATGCCAAAATCATTTTTGCTTCTAAAATCTTGGAGTCAACCTCGCTATCTTTTTTTGCTGCCTTAATATTTTCAAGAACCTCGCCTTCTAAATTTAAATAGTTTTTTCTAAACTTTTGTAATGTGGCATAGGAAATATGAAGCCTTCGTTTTCTAGGATGCTTTTTTTTAAGCCAAGCCTCTACGCCTTTAACTGATTCGCCATTTAAAAGTTTTTTAATTATCTCTTCTTTTTCTGGATGTTTAAAAACCTTATTTTGTCTTTCGCTCATTAAAACCTCAAAAAATAAAAAAAGCCTGCTAGCTCTAGCAGGCCTAGTTCTTTATATTGTACTCCACAGAAAATTAACTTCTGTGGATAATGTCTGACTGTAAGGCTACACCACCGCCTGTAAAAGTTTCTCCATCTTCAGTTTTAAATCCATCATTCCAATCATAAATTTTATTAGTAATTGGGTCCTGATAAACGCCGTCTGCAATTCTGCGAGCCTGCACGCCAACTCTGTCTGGAGAATATCGGGTGGAAAGAGATCTGTCAAATCGATCTACAGATAGATCAGATTTTTGGTGATCTGGGAGTCCGACGCCATAAAGCTTTTCGCTGTCATCTTTGCCACCACGCCCTACTTGCTTATGCTCTCTGGTAGAGTATGTATTAGGCTTAGAGTCAAAATCTTGCAAGATCCCATAATTTTGCTGTGCAGACTTGTTAATGGCATCAATAGCCGACATCCTTATCTTTCCAGCTAAATTCCTATCTTTAAGCTTTTTGGTCTCTTTTAGGATTTTCCCAATTTTTGTTAACTTTGACATTAAAACCTCTATGTTAGCAGGATTCGGCTAGTTGAAATATTAGTTTCCTGCAATTGATTTTCAGACTTGCTTCTTCTTCCCTTAGGAATGATTCTTCCTTGTTCATCAAAGGAAGTCTTGCTAACTGGCAGCCCGAGTTTTGGACAGTATAATTCAACTGAGGTAGGAACCTTAATGAGGTCTCCTCGATCATAGGCTTCTTTGATTAGCTTCTCTCTACTCGAACTATCAGAAGAGTGTTTTAGTAGTTGAGAAAACTGATCTAATGCGACTTTGAATTGTTCTGATCCAAACCTAAGCTGGATTGTCTGAAGAACATCTTCGGCGACCTTGTAATTTTCGCTAGAAACGCCCTCAATCATTTGGTCCATAAGCTGATGATATGACATCTCAGATAGGGGCCCTGTCTCTCTAGCAAAAGAGAATGTTGCGTCCTTAGAATCTAAGGTGCTTAGAAATCTATCAAAGCCTTTTTTATCAAAGTCGAATACTTTTTCAGAGGAGGCATCCGATGCAAACCTTCTGGGAAGCAGAGGCATACCATTTTTAATTTCGACAGGAACCTGGACGACTGAACTTCCCAATTTCGTTGGGATATAAACATTAAATATGATTCCACTTTCGTCCGAAGAAGCTATTTTAATCTCTGGATTTGCAGAACCAAATGAAGAAAATTCAGCATTAAGCATTCCCATCGCCATATTAATGTGTTTTGTATTGAAGTTAGAAGCAGCTGCAACTAGAGCATTTTCCAAATCTGCAAATCTTTCTAGGCTCTTTGGAACTACAACCTTTTCAATTTCAATCTGAGGAGTGCCGTCTCCGCGTTCTGACGCAAACTTTCTTTGAGAACCTTTTTTGGCTAATCTTTCCTGCTCTTTAATCGCAGTAAATAAGTTTCTTCCATCAAGCTCCATGACTTCTTCGCCAAGAATTATATGCTTCGGCTCTCTTGTAATTCCATCAGTTATCTGCACCGGAATTAAAGTAGAAATCTTCGTAAGATTTGAGGTCTTATAGCTGGCTGAGCAAAGAACAAAGTGTTCATTAGTCTGAACTATATCAACACCTTCGGGCATATATCCTAGGCCGCTTAGCTTAGCTATAACAGCTTTTTGGACACTCTTGTCCTGACCAGGCTTGTATGTTCCAAATGAAGAATCTCCGCCTAAAGAAAATAAAACAGAGAAAGCATCGGATAGTTCTGAATTGCTATGAATTGGCTCTAAAGATTTTTCTTCCATCTTTCTTAAGTTAGAGCCCGGGTAAGCTACTTTTTTAATCTGACGGTCTTCGGGTAGGAAATCACCTAGCTCACCTCGAAAAGCAGTCTGTCCGCCAGAAAGTCCATACATTTTATCGTACAGTGTTCCAATCTCATTTTGAGAAATAAACTCTTGCTTCTTGGCAACCTTAACCAATACGTCTCTCATATTGCCAATTAATTGGTCAGAAGAATGCTGGCTTGCCGCCTTTTCAAATCTACTAACAACGTATCCAGCTGGGTACTGCTTCCCGTTCTCTAAATGTTCAAGAACATTTTGAGCTTCTTTTAGAATTTGTCTAATATCTTTGCTCATATTTTATCCTTATAAAAACTTTTTGAATTCAGGAAAAGTACTAACCAAGGCTTCTTTCTTAGAATTAGGCTGCTCATGAAGAACGCTCTTTACAAAAGTCTCATCCTCATTAACGCTCTCTAATAAAGCCATTTTAAACGTAATAATATCCTCAGAAGAAAAGCCATATTTATCAGATGAAAATCCAGCAATAGGAATATTCTTATAGGCAAGAGTTACATTGTTCTTATCATAATTACTTGTGACAGTCCAACTACCATTGTCTTTGGTTTCATATTGTGGGTCAGATGCCCTAATTAAATAAGACTTGCCCTCTATATCCTCAAGCGTCCATAGTCCACTGTAAGGATCATTCTCTACTCTATAAACATCAAAAGCAACCTTCTTAAAGGTTCCGTCTGCCTCTAGTTCTTCTGAATATAATATGCGGTTTTTATCCCCCATATTACCCGAAGTCTTTCTAATGACATTCTGCAGAACCTTATCTATATTTGCTAAGTATTTTTCTTTAGACATTATGTGCCCTCTACGTAATTTTTCAATGTTATTAATAGAAATATCAACGTAGTCTACTCGTCTTTTTCTTTTCCGGTTTTAACATCGTTAATTTGTTTAAGAATTTCCTGAATTTTATTGCTGTTTTTGCAAATCTTCTTTAACTTTTTTATTATACCGCCATATCTCTTCTTGTTATTCTTATAATCAATATTACCATGCATTGCTTTATGCACAGCAGACTGAGTAATTCCAAGATGTTCGGCTATTTCATTCTGAGTCTTACCCATAAGCCTCATTAATAATATTTTTTTCTGATGTTCAGTTAAAAAATCACCATGAACAACATCATATAATTCTTCCATAAGTGTTTCTCTTAGATCGGCAATCTTGTCGTGAGGTTCATTCTCAGACAAAATATGCCCAATGCCTCTCTCATTCGGAAAGTTACTGAGCTTGCCTTGATCAAAAGAAATTTCTACAATCTTATGTTGATATAGTTTGCTTTTATTCATACTTAAATCCTTACCAGTTTGGAATAAAGGTTTCTAAGTCCTTGATAAAAGAATCCGCATCGCCACCTTGGCGAAAGTAATCATCAACATCTTTGCAACTTTCTGGAAGGAGCATAAACCTTAGCTTAACTCCTTGATTACAATATTTAGAATAGATTCTTTCCATAGACTTTCTCCCACCATCATCTCTATCTAAAATAAATGTTAATTTATCTGTGTAACGAGATAACTTTAGGATATGGTTTTTGGAAAATGCCGTACCACAAATTGCTACTGAATTCTTTATTCCATTAGAATCCAAAGCAATGTGATCAAAGTAGCCTTCAACTACATAGGCATTTTGTTCTTTAAAAATGCTTGACCTTGACTTATCAAGGCCATAAAGAATATTCGCTTTTTTAAAGCTACTATTCTTATATTTCGGTAAACCGAAAACGGCACGTTGGCCATCATCAAGAAGAGTCCTTCCCCCAATACCGATGGGCTCACCATATTCTGAAAAAATTGGAAACACTAAATAAAAAAATTCTGAGAACTT